GCGGATGTGTATTTGAATCCAAGAGAGGCCATTACAGTTGCAATAGCTTCAGGATGGTACCAAGGGATGACATGATTGTCACAGGAAATGATTGCATCATCTCCAAGGGTGAAGAGTGTCACGTCATCCTTCCAGTTCGCAATGGTCGGGGCTTGGTCATAATGCTGCTTATGTAATCGGTAGTAGCAGATGAGGTGAGCCCAGAGATTGTTGTGCGAATTGAATGTGTCGGTCATCCATTGTCCAGATTTGTTTCCTTTGGTTGATTGACAGACATGGCCTGCAATGACTTGTTGTGAATGTTGAAGTGTGTGTAGAAGTGCAGACCGTGCATTGTTGTCTCCATCAGAGGCGAGTTTGTAGAAGTTGTTCACTACTCTGTGGAAGAAAGCAAATGCAGCAGGTGGGGTAGATCCGTCGAATTCCTTGAAGTCTCCGTCGAGTCCGTGTGTTCGTCCTTTCCTTTTAAGACTGTTCCAGATGAGTTGCCAGTAGGTTTCTTTGTCAAGTCCAATGGCGTGACTGAGGGTCGGGCCTGGGTTTCTTTTGTACCATGAGATGTAGCGTCCAAAGTACCTCTTGATAAGGAGGTTGGTCGCCAATCCTAGGCACTCAAAAACTCGCGTCTTCCCTGCGTCAACTTTCTCATGGGGTCGGAGTTCGTCTTTCAAGGTCGTGGAAAAGAGGTCGTCAACGGGTCGGGTTCCAGAGCGGATGGCGTCTTCATAGTGGTCCAGGTAATCGCAGAGTGTCTTTCCGAATTTGGGGTGGATTCTAGTGCGTGCATATTCTGAGAAATCCCAGATGACGCGACCATTTTCGTCCACTCCAGCCTCAGAGAAGTAGTCTGTTTTTCCTTTTCCTTCGCCTGTTCCCCAGAGTCCTGCAGATGTGGAGAAGTTGAGTGGTGGTATGTCAAGTGATTCATCTCCATTGATGACCTGGTCCCAAGAGAGGATGGATTTCTCCTCCTCAACGGCACCAAGTCGGAGTTGAGCTTGTTGGAAGTGCTCAAATGCAAAGTTGTTTTCTTCAGGTGTGGGGGCTACTGTTGGTAGGTCATATCCGTATTTCTGACTTCTTTTGATTAGGATATCAGTGCTGAGTTTGGCTGGTCGATGTCCGTCAGGCCAAAAATCTGTATCTCGTATTTCAGAGTGGATTTTTGAGGTATTCTTGGGACAGAATACGTCAAAT